CGCTGACTACCCCAAAGCCCTAACCCCGGAACAGAAACAGATTTTTGATAAAGAAAACCCCGAATGGGCGGACTTCTTCAAAGATCGTCAAGAGGGCAATATAAAATGATGCCGATGCCTAGTTTTTACACAAGCCCGTATTTTGTGAATGAGCCGGATAACTGGCATTTGACGGATGATGTCCCGGAAGATGTACGCAAAGAGTTTGAAGAATATATGAATCATCCCGATTGTGTGCAGGATGATGGGCTTATAAGAGCTATGAAAAGCTATTATCGCGCATTTGGCGATACTTTCCCAAGTTATCCGAATCCCCCGGAAAATGCTGTTGAAATCATTCGGGATTGTTTGCAGAAAAAGAAAGATGTGTACGAGTTGGGCTATCTTAGCTTAGATGATAACATCATATACTAAAAAACGCACCTTTGAAAATCAACTTTCAAAAGTGCGCTTTTCTCAAGAGGTCAAGCCCATTTTGTGAACAGTTCCAACATGATTTCTTGATGTGTGGAATATACAGCGGGAACGCCGCTTGATTTGTAAGCGGTGGTAACACCGTTTTGTGTTACAGTCAACTTTGATCCGGCTTTGATGGAAACATCCGGCGACAGAAATACTTTAGTACCCTGCGAAAGTGCCGCCGCCGTGTCGGTCTGGACTGTGGCGGCGATGGTTTCAAAAGACAGCTTGCAAGGCTGGTTCTCCAAAACAACGACTTCTTTTGTACTGGTAATATGGGTATTAGGGTCTTTAACAGATTGCCGTTCAGATACCATCATAACGCCCGTGTAGGTGTTTTCTATGGCCTTTCGTGCGACTTTCTGTGCGGCTTGCATTGCTTTAATCATCGTGTAAAATCCCTCTTTCGGTTAAAGTTTATTAAAGACCACAACATAGCCGCAAAACTGCCTGTAAAGCCTTGCAAGGCTGTTTTACGGGTGAGGCAGGAAAGAACATCAAGCGGTAAATCCGTGGCCTACAAGCGTTAAATCCATGTTGTGTTCATCCAAATACAGATTGTGGGTGACATCTTCAACCATCATGTAATTTTTAAGCTGAACATCGCCCAAATCTAACAACGTGGGAATCAGACAACCCGGCCTAATGTTGGGATTGCCAAAAACGCCCTTTAGCTTTAGATTTTTGGTTTTTCGATTATACAGCTTTAACAGTGCTTCAGCTTTGGCGTTGCCGTTTTCATTGGCAGTTAAGCTATCATCAAAATATTGCAGAACACCCCACTTGTTCATGTTTGATTCATCGGACGCAACGCACGGCGTTCTTTCGCCCTTTTCACTGTCGTTGTACATTAAGACAACTTTATTGTAAGTCTGTTTGTCAATGCTGGAAGTATAAGTGAAATCTTCGCTGTTCCCATCGTAAACCAGGAAATCAGGAACTTTCATATCTGCAATGTTTTTGAGGGTCAGCTTTCCAAAATCATCATACAGAACGAACATTTGCTTTGTGTTCTGCATGGTGAGATCAAGAGCGTTTTCAATCATTTCAAAAAGTGAAGTATTATCTTCCACCCTTGAGGGGATTTTATAGCTCGTATCTGCAAGATCACCGATGGTCAAGTGAAAATCTTCGCAAACCATCTTAATGAAATCGGACGCTGTTTTGTTCTTATAAACGTAGGTGGATTTGTTTTTGAGATAACGAATCTGATCGTAGGCGGTTACTTTCAACAGAGAATCTTTACTTGACTGTTTTGTAAAGACATAGCCCATAAAAACGGGAATACCGTCTATTTTCAGATGTACCGGGTCGCCCTCTTCAAATTCCGGGGCTGTTTCCTTTAGCATACTAAAATCTAGCTTGCCTGGGGTGCTACGTCTTTTCAAGGTCAGCTTTACACCCTCTTGCACAGCGGGAAGAAAGCCGCTTGTTTTACTTGTGCCGATCAGCAATTCATACTTTCCAACGGAAAGATTCATGTACATTACCCCCTTTCGCAAAGGCTCACAACCTTTGCAAATAGTTCATCTATGCTCAATTCCTGTTGAACAGCCTGTTCGTTTTGGTGTATCTTATATGCAAGATGAGCCGCTTTTTCTTGCTGTTCAATACGATTCAAGGCAATGCTTTCTGTGCTTGAACCGTTGGAATTAAAATAGCTTAAACCGCCTTTATACGCTCTGGATGGAATATAGCCATAGATAGAAGCGATTTCTTCCAACCTCTTCTTGCAATTTAGGGTCTGTAAAGCTTTATCTCGAATTTGGGCTATTCGTTGCTCTGAAATATGAAGTTCGTCTTTTAGTTCTCGCAACGTCTTAGAGCGGCAATAAAGCCCCGAAATAACATAGCTTTCGGTGTCCTTTAGTTCGTCTACGATGTTCCAAAGAACACGGTTTGCATATTCTCGCTCAAGCCGTTCTGTAACATCATCTTCCATGCTTGACGGATCGGGGATAGAATCTTCCAATAATAGCCCGTCCGCCCCCTCAACAGGGGATTCCAGACTTGCAACGGATGATTCAAACGCCGCTTTCCGCAAGTTGTCCAGCTTATTTGCGGAAATGTTTAACGCTCTGCAAATTTCAAAATCGGATGGATTTATGTGTTCATTTTGGCACTGTGCTAAAAAGCGTTTGTACCGTGCAATTTCGGAAAGTAGGTGAACGGGAATCCGCTTGACGTTGCCGCAATTTTCACAATAACGCTGAATAGACTGCCGAATCCAGTACCCCGCATAAGTTATGAATTTTGCATCATTGTCGGAATTGTACATAGAAGCGGCCTTTTGCAGACCTAAATACCCCTCTTGCATAAGATCATCTATTTCAGCCTGTTTAGAATATTTTATTGCGGTATTGTAGATGAAAGGACGATTTTTCAAGTAAAGCTGTTCCAAGCTGGAAGAAACATTGATCCCGGCTTGAATCTGCCTTACAAGCTCTTCATTTTCAACTTGAACTCCATTTTGCTTTTCGTTCGTCATATCGGTCTTTTTCATACGTCACCAGAGAAATCATTGTATCAATCGTTCTTTTGCTTGCGCCGTTTTCTTTGGCACGCAAGATAAGTTCAAGATGATTTCGGATTGCTAATTCATCTTGTTGCAAAATTTCTCGTTCTAAATCGGTCATCGGTTGAAATCCTCAATTATGCCGTGTGAAAAATATCAGCCGTTCAGACCATCCAAAATAATTTCTTCGTTGGTGGGAATGTAATTGGTGAACATCTGCGGGTATTTCAGGGCAAGGGCTTCATACTGCTTGCCAATCTCCATCATGGTATCAGGCAGGGCGCATACAGCGTAAGTAGTACGATCCTGCACTTCAAAGCGAACCATACCGTTATAGCCCGCGTTGATGATCTCATAATCAGACAGCAGGGGGCAATCTGCAACGGCTTCAAGCTCTTTCAGACGGTCAAGATATTCGTTGATTTCTGCGGTTGTTCCCATGCGCTCATTGAGGATAGAAACGACTTCCGGGGCAAAAGTGCTGTATTTGATGGTAAGAACATCGTAGATCATCTTCATGGCCTTGTGAGAGCCTTTCAACGGCTCAATAATGCTATGAAGCAGTTCGGCGGTTAACTTGCTTCCGCACATCTCAATGATTTTAAGGGCGTTTGCAACGTCGGTGGAGTGGTCTGCGTAATCCTCTGCAAAAGAAGTGCCAAATTCTTTGCAGAACTGCCGGATTAGCCCCCGAATAGAATCAGAAAACTGCTTGTTCAAGTTTCTGGCTTCGCCTTTCAACTTTTCAATGGCTTCACGCTTGCCAAAATCAGAAAGACGCTGGTTAGAATCAATCTGGCCGATGGTATCACGGATTTTCCCGGCTTCCTGCTTGTGGGTATGCTTGAGCATCAGGGCTTTCTTTGCGTAGGTTTCATAAGATTTTTCCATTTTCGTTTTCTCCTTTATCAAAAATCAACGCGGAAATATCTGCACACTTCTTTGATTTCGGCGTAAATATCGCCGTATGTGCCAAATCTGGAATTAAGATAGGGGTTATCGTTCGGAAAAGACAGCTTTGCAAGGCTGTGCAGTTCTTTCACAACGGCTACCAGTTCGGGCAACTTTGCCGTAAATGCGGCATTACGTTCTTGTTCAGTCATTTTGTTCACCTCATATTTTTATAGTTCTGTCGAACCACTTTTGATCTTTGTAGTGTTCAACAAGTTGTTCAATGTTCATTGAATCCATGTTTTCGATCAGGTCTTTTAGTGCGGGGGTATCGAATCCGGGAAGTTCTGAAAAATTTTCGGTTTCAGCAGTTTCCAAAATGTGCTTGATTAGGACAACGTACAGAGCTAACCGCTTTTCAGGATCAGTGTTTACACGGACAAAATCAGAGCGTTTTTCAGTATCCGTGAAATACAGGATCGGATCAGATGGTAAATATAAGCCCTCTGGCCAACAAAGCAGATCGTCAATAAGAACTTTGGTCTGCTCTGTAAAACCCGGCAAGGCGGTCATATAGGCTTCAACATCAAACATATTTTCAAAATAATGTTTGTCGCTTATGTTTTTGCCTACCCAAAGCCGCCCATTTTCTTCAACATCGGCGAAAAGAACGGGAATAGCCTGTTTGTTTTTCTGTGATTCTTCCAGTTCCCGCAAGCGGTTCAAAAGCGTTCCTCTTGCCATTCTCTGTTTAATCATCCCGCAACCTCTTTTCCATGCTTGCAAGCCGCTGTACAATATGTTCATCTTCATACAGAGCAACACCCAATTCAAGGATGGTTTTAGCCGCCGAAACCCGTGAAGAATCGGTTGCCGTGCTGTCGTTCATAACAGTTCGCAGAACTTCCAGAGATTCCAAACAATAGCCCTGCGCCTTGTGCATCGTTTCGCCAAAGATATTATCTTTGACTTTCTGCAACACGCTTTGAAATGCCGTGTCTTTCTTCAGCCTGTACAGCGTAGGGACAGAAATGCCGGACTTTTCAGCGGCTTCTTTGCTTGTTGGACAGGTCAGAAGATTCATTGCAACTAATTCTTTGTTGATTCGTGCCACTCTTTCACCACCTTTCTGAATTTATCGTACTTCAATATAAATTATACCACATATAGTGTTAAATGCGATTAAAATACACAATATTTAGCCATTTTGGGCAAAAATAAAAACCGGGGTAATTAGCCCCGGTCGTTAATAATGCGGTATACGGAAGTAGCGGATAGCTTGTATTTTTCGGCGAGAGCGTCAACGTCAACGCCGTTATAGAAGTCCCGGCGAATGGCGTTGTTCCGCTCCTGTTTTGATGTAAATTCACCTCTGCCCGGTATGTAAAGCCGTTCGCCGGGAAAGGCTTCTAGGATTTGCTTAAATACCTCACTGCCTGTAATACTTTCCAGTAACTTCAAATTAACTTCGTTCTCGCTCAATCAATCACCACCGTTTGACGTTAATATTTCAAAAAAGTGTTCAAAACAGTTCAATCTGAATTAGAATCCAACGAAAATCAAAGTGCCCTCAACCTTTACAGGAACAGTTTTGATGTGGTACTTTTCATTCTCAAGCAAATAGTCGATTCTAGCAATAGCCCGGCCTTGATCTACGCGGTCAAGCTGTTTGAACTTGCTTATCATCTCATAGAGAATTTCGTTAGGTGTGTTATTCATAGTAAAGCACCTCTCTTTAGTATTTGACAGCGGTTGCAGGGCAGTTGTACAGCCTACAAAGTTCAATGAACTTATCAACCGTGGGGGCGGTCTTACCGCTTTCCCAACGTCTGATAGTGCGTTCGCCTATGTTCAGCCGTTCGGCTACTTCCTTTTGGGTATACCCGGCGTTCACACGCGCGGTGGCAAGCGAAATTTTAGAATTAGTCATTATTTGCAACCTCATTCTTCAGCATTGAAATTTACAGACACGCCGTTATCTTCTAGGAGTTTGATACAGTTGTTGATTTCTTTGGTAAGTTCGTCTGTATTATAAATGGGCTTGAAATCTTCTGTTTCTCCATACTGCTTGCGCAGTTTCCAAAGAACAAAGCTGATAAGAAAGGCATCATACCAACTTGTTTCAGCGGAATATTTGGGATAGCCCCAAATCATATCAAAGGTGATGCTGTCCGCAAAAACTCTTATCTTGCAAACATCTGCTTCCCACGGGTCGCCTTTTGTAACCCATTCAATCTTATTGATCTTCTGGATGTTGGACAGAAGATTAGCATATTCTTCGCCTGTCAAAATTATCAGTCCTTTCTTGCTACTGTTACCGTTGATACGGTTCGCCTATATTATATCTATCTTTTATATTTATTGCTGTTTAGCGTTGACGCACCGCCCTTGTATAGAAACTGTTTTGAACAGTAGCAACGGTAACACTCTTGAAAAATATAGCGAATATAAAACGATTTTTAAGTGCTACTGTTTGTTGTTACTGTTGTGCTACTGCTACTGTTCGTTACTGTTCAACGAACACTTTGCACTGCTTCCCGTTCAGGCGCATATTTTTAACAGTTGTTCCCAACGCTTGATTGAGCTGTTTTGAAAATGTCAGACGATTCACAGGGCGAAAGTTGTTTTTAATGCAAAACTCATCATAGCGGATGTAAACTTCTCTTGTTGCTTCATTGTAAATGCCCTCAACATCTCCGTTATCGTTTCGGCAGTCCTCAATAAAAGCTAAGATAGGGTTGTTTTCCTGCTCATAATCGGTTTTAGCTTGCTGTACCTTTTGAGAAACAGTAAAGTGCTTGTTTTTTAGTACACGCTTCAAACCACCAATCGCAAGCAGGATAAAATATTCCATTGCTTCTTGTTGGGTCAGCTTTACCTTGATTTGCGGATCATAATCGGGATCATTTTCTGAAAATTTAGCGTTTAACGGGATTGTGAGAAGTCGCCGCATAGCCGCCCCTGTGGGGTCTTTCATACGGGGAATGTTGTTTGCTGAAAAAATCAACTTTGCATAGGGGATAAATTGGAAAGCGTCCTTTCCTTTGTTTTCGGCTTTAATGCTTTCGCCTGTTGCGATCTTCTTGAAAATCGCAACATCTTCTTTGAAAGAATCCGAAATATCATCGCCAAGGTTCGCTAACTTGCCGAATAGCATAGCGGTTGAAAATCTATCGTCAAGTTCTTTGAAATCAAGGGTTGATATATTTTTATCCCCAAGCATAGCATGAAGCATTTCGATATAGGTTGATTTGCCGTTGCTCTTATCACCTACTAAAATCACGGCTTTACCGCCGCCTAACTTGTTATCACGGTATAGACACGCTCCGGCCACTTCTTCCAGCAAAGCGCGGATTTCCGCATCATTGCAGGAAAGGCGGTTCAACACATTGTCCACTAAAGGGCAAGTTGCATCCGGCGTATAGTCCCAAGGAATCTTATTGGTGATAATGTGTTCCGGGGTAAAGGCCGCAAAAGAACCGTCAATGATGTTATACAGGCCGTTCTTAAAGGCGATCAGGTGCGCGTCCTCTGGTTTAGTGTTGTCCCGGATCAACAGATCAAGATAATCAACGACTTCAGACCGCTTTGCACGGTTTAGATCGGGGATGTGCTTAATCATGGCGGCTTCAATCTCGCCATATCCAGCGGTATAGATACCGTCCTTGTAAATGTGCAACTGATTATTGATCTTGATGATATGGGCGTTGTTCTTCAGGAAGATAGCGAACTTATCAAACAAGAACGTGCTACCGTTGTAGAAAACAGGTTTCTTGAACGAATCATCCCGCAAGATAGTTTCAATCTCGCTGTCTGACAGCGGAACTTTCAACACATACTTATTGATGATCCGAATGGTTTCCCGTGCTTCTTCCACGGTAAAATCATTGCTTTGCAGGGTCAAAATGTAATTGAACAAGGCTTGATTGCGCCCGTCCCCCTCTTCCATATCAAGAAACGCCATCTTGCTACGGACGGGGAACAGCCACCGGGGGAGCGGTTGCGCTTGCTCATTTTCGGCGGTATCATAGATGATCTCACGCTCTACGCCGCCGTATTTAAGCACTTCATAGGAACTTTTCACGCCCACCTTAATATCAGCTTTCAAACCGATTGCAAGGGTACAGTGGGTCTTACAGCCGCCCACGCCGCTGTTTTTGAACAGAAAGTGCTTGCCCCGTGTGGTACGATAAACACGGCAGTTCAAAGAATAATCTTGAACAACTTTGAACAGAACATCCGAACTTTCCCCATCGTCCAGATCAACAAGGATCGTATCTTCTGCCAGAATCCCGGCGAACTCTGGTAAAGACTTTACCTGTTCATAGGTCTTAAAGTCCGTTCTGCCCTTGAACTTCTCCACGCACTGTTTATCTTTGGTTTCGACATATCCGCGAAAGAACAAAATTTATCACCGTCCTTATTCCCAATACTTACAGCAAAACGAATCTTCATCGGCAAGTTCTACGGAAAGCCCGTTCACGCCCTCAAGTTCATAATTGATCTTTGCGCTCACAGCATCATCAATAGCCATCGCCCAGTCACGTTGCATATCTTCAAGTTCCTGCAAGAACTCTTGATAAAACAAATTCGCCTTTTTCTTTGAAAGTGAACTTTCAAGATTCCTTTTCAGGTTTGCAAAAGTCTTATCTGAAAAGGCTTCCTTGACCGCTTCATAGATGATCCCATCATCTAATCTGCACTCTGCTTTGAGGGAGTCCACGGCAAAAGTGCCGCTGTGCTGACACTCGCCGTTCTTATTCCAGCGGCACCAACGACAGGTTTTATAAAAATCGTCCATTTTAGCTTACTCCAAAATCTTCAAGACGTTTGTTTGCAAAATTGATGTACCATTGGCGATCCAGCTTGTCCGGCACTCGAACATCTTTTACATCATCGTTATAGATAAAACAGTGTTCCGGGGAGTTTTGCAGTTTTTCCAACCGACCATTGGACGCTTTTACTTTCTTCACGCCGGGATCGTTTGGATCGGTAGAAGCAAAAATGCGGATGCACCGTTCTTTCAGTGGCTTATCACCGTACATGATGTGCGTATACTTGCTACTGATCCGGGAAACAAGCTGAAATTCGCGTAAGTCTTGACACTCTGAAATCGTCCGGCGCACCGGGATTTGATGGATCATGTAATCAACAAGGGCTTTGTTTATGATAGGGAGATCATAGCTTAGATCGTCCAGCTTCATAACATAGCCGCCCTTGCGCTTTACTGCGCCCGTTTCCCGGTCTACCAGCAGATAATTATTAACGTCTTTCTGATAGATCGTTCCAAAGTAAGTATCAAAGTCCATGCGCATACCTGTACGCTGTTCCCACTCCCAAACAATATCATCCAAAACGTCAAAATCCCGGTCATAGTCCGTGACCTTAACAATGATACCGTCTGTGTTGTTCTGGATCAGTTCACAATGCCCCTCAAGATGTTCCACAAGGTCAAGCAAAAGCAACTGCCCGTTGATACAGATAGCGTTGTTGCTCATGGGGTCATATAGGGCGGATGATTTTTGTTTCATCTGCCCGGAAATGGCGTTATCCATGATCTTGAACGGCTGACGGGCTTTCTTGTCGCCCTTGCGCTTAAAGGCTATGTTAGAATCGTGGATAAACTCAAAATTTTCAGGGTGATCCATTACCCGATAGCCGAAGTGATATTGCTTCTGCAAAGACGGGTAATAGGCGGTAACGTCAATGATGATGAACACGCCATCGGCGGAATACTTAGCCCGCGCACCGTGTCCGCCGCCCCATGCAAAGGTATGTTCAACCCCGGCGATCATCTGCTTACCCTGCTTTTTCTCGTAATCGTGGTTTTCAGGGTTTGCGTACCAGTCCGCAATATGCTTGTATTTGTTCAAGCGCAAACACGGCAGGATTGGGAAATCAAATTCATCATCAAAACTTGCGCCTTTCCTGTTGCCGCCCAAAATAGTTGCGGCAAGCTGTGGTTTGGTTTTGGAAATGTATTCAATTCCTAGTTCAAAGTGTTTGATAAAATACATCATGGTGTTGAACTCTTGCGTTCGGCGCATGAAAACTTGTATAGTCTGTTCAACGTCATGGGTGCAATAAAAAACGGTCTGTTTGATCTCTGCGTCCGTCAACTTGCGGTCAAGGTTAAAGGGTACTTCCGTTTCCCGAATATCGTTCCCCATGAAACCCTCAAAGGACTTCAAGCCCACATCGGTATTCAACATTACATCGTAATTAAGAAGCGGGTAACTCTTTAAGAGGTTGCTATACTGCCAGCCGGGTTTACCATTGACAATGATGTAATCATTCAGCTTCTTAGCGTTGAATCCGCACAGAATCCCTTGTAAGATGTATTGATCGTAGTGGCGGCTGTTGAATCCTACCCAAATTCGGGTTTTATGCGCTTCATAAAAGGCTTCAAGTTCCGCCTTGTCATTGATAATAACGTGGGTTTTCTTCTCCACCATATCAATAATGACAACAAGCCAGTCATAAGCGAAAACCTCAAAATCGTAGAATAAAATAGCAATCACCCTCTTTCTTTGAAATTCCCACCATACCCGCCCGCCTGTTTATCTTGTCAGGTCACAAGCCGGGGCTTAGTCCTCGTCCACAAGGGCGTAAACTTCCGTGATCTTGAACGTGTTAAAGCCCTTTTTGTTCTCGCCGTACTCCAAAGCGTACTCAAAGTTCCCGTCAATGGCTTCCATAATATCCAGAATCAGATTGTTGTACTGATTGTAGGTCTGAAACTGAACGGGGATCGGTGCATCCATTTCGGACATAAGCGAACGCAAGAACTCGTCCACAATGCCGATCTGGAAACCCTGCGTCACGATCTGGTTGAGGAAGATCATGCTTCCCTTGTACTCACCCGTGAGAATCTTAAACCAGCAAGAGAACATGGGATCACCCTTTTTGCTCTTACCCAGTTCCAGCTTATTGATTTCCACCTCATAAGTACCGTGGGGAACTTCACGGCGGGTGTTGCCGTTCTTTGCGGCTTCAGCGGCATCTTTCGCCAAACCAGCGGTATCAAAGTTAGCGTCAAATTCATCAAAAATGCTCATTGTTATAGTCCTTTCTTACAGTCGGTTGTGATTAGGCTTCCCGCACTCTACGCTTGCGGCGCGGATGTTCGACGGGCTGTTCGGGCTGTGCATTGGGCGCGCTGACTTCAACCGCGCCGTCCATCGGGGGGTTGCCATCATCGGCATTTTCGGCGGGTGCGCTCTCGCCCTCTGCGTGGGCTTCCTGCGGGGCTTCTTCTGCGGGTGTATCGTTTACAGGTTCAACCTGTCCCGGCTGTTCCTGCGGCTTCTCTGCCGGGATGACAGGCTTTTCCTCTGCCTTACGGCGGGAACGTCCGGCACGTTCAGTGGTTTCGGTCTGCGGCTTGTTTTCAGATACGCCATTTGCGGCGTTCTTGTTGGCTTCATCGTACACAGCAAAGAGCGCGTCCACATCAAGCGGAAGATCCTTTGCGGCGACACGCAAGCGGCCACCACCAAAGACAACCTCATTGGACTTGAAAGAGAACGTGCGGGTTTCGCCATCAGCCACGATACGGGCAACCACGTCAACCATACCAGCAACCTTGTTAGCCACCTTGTCAGGCAGTCCAGCGGGCTTAATAGCCGTGATCTTGTCGCCGCCCTTGCGGGTAATATCCTTGCTCATATCCTCATGGGAAATAAGCACGATGTTTTCATAGTCCAGCACCATAAGCCGCTTCATGGTGTTCAGGTACTCACCGCGCACCTTATCCCATGCCCGGAAAGAATCATCAGATTCATGGGTAATGCCCATCTGCTGATACATATAGACCCGGCAGGATTCATAAGTATCTTCCAGCAGGTCAACAACGATGGTCTTAAAAGTGTTCTGCTTCTTTTCCAGTTCGGAAATGGTATCCTTGAACACTTCCCATGCAAGGGTGCGCTTTGTCATGCGCCCCTCAACCTTGACGTTATCGCGGATAGGGATATAAGGCGCGTCCACGTTCTCAACATTACCGTCAGTGTTGAGCATAAGCGGATCAGGGAAAGAGTTGGCGAAAGTGGTTTTGCCGCTGAACGGTGCGCCATAAATCCACAGCTTGCGCTTGTGAACCTGTTCAATGTTGCGGCGTTTGTTTTCGGGGAGAATCATAAAATCCCATCCTTTCTCGCAAAAATCTTGATACTCACAGAATCGGCACAAGTACGATTCTGTTTTTGTGAACTCTGTTGTTTCGTTCACCGTCTTTATCGCAAGCAGAAATTCAATCACTTTTGAATAATCGAACTCCACTTGAACCGTTTGAACATCAACCCCGGCAAGTTCGTCTTTCAGCCGCTCCCTAAAATCAAGAAGCGTTTCACCTTTCTTTTGCCGAATCTGAACTTTTGGAACAAAGAACAGATACAAGTTTCTAATCTTTTTGCCGGGGTTGTTCCGCTCAAAGAAATACTTGTAAAGGTGCAACTGATTAGATTTCTTGTAACTTTGAACATTGTTTGAATATTTGAAGTCGTAGAGATCAAAATATTCAGTACCATCAACTTTGTTAATTGGCACAAGGTAATCAATGTAGCCTATAAAGTCCTTGTCCATAATGGGGACTTCAAACGCGCCACCGGGCGGGATTCCTGCCCTTGCCAGCGGGATAACGTGTTCCAGCTTGATAACCTCGTTAATGTGTTCATCCGTGATGATCGGATAGCTGGAACAGTATTTTTTCACCGCCGCTTCAAGGCTTTCTTCAATGCCTGTGTGCAACGCCGTTCCCAAGATCAACGGGCTGTCCGCTTCATCCGGGGGCAGGGTGTTTAGCCGCTGAAGATAGCGCATTTTGTACTTGAATGGGCATTTTTCAAAGCATTCAATACGGGAATGTGAGTATTGCACTGGATCACCCCCTCTAACAGTTTTTTGAAGTCCTCGAATCCATCGGGGTAAAGAATCACACCGATAGACCCGGCGTTGTTGATTTGGGATACCATGAACTTTTGAAGCGGGGACGGTCTACCCGTGGGAGCTTTCAACTCCACATCAAGGCTGATTGCATTGGCGACAAGGTGCAGATCAGGCAAGCCGGACTTAGAAAACCCACCACCCCAACGCTTTTCATAGTAGCCAATGGACGGAACAGGCATCCGATCAGCGGCGCGGCCAAAAGGATAAATGCCTTGCTTTTCCAAATAACGCTCAAGGCGTTTTTCAAAAAGTTTTTCTTCTGCCATTGCATCACCCCAACAATAATTTGATAAGTGAATGAATCCCCCGCAAACGGTCATATCCAAGGATTTTCCCCGTTCCAGCCCAAAACTGAAACAGCTTATCATCTGACTTTCTTCTACAATGGAAATGCCCGCTTTGCTCATTTTTCAAGGTGAATTCAATGTTGTTCAACTCAAATTGCTTGATTGCGTAGTCAATCCGTTCAGAATTTTTTGCAACTCGTTCCTTATGCTTTTCCTTTGCATAAAGGTGATAGCCCCCGTCAAAGGATTCACCCGGATCGGATTCTCTGTCAGTCCTTGTCATCAGATCACCCCCTGTGAGCGAAGAACAGACACACGAACCAGCCTTGCAACAATCAGCCTACCATCTTTCAGCGTGTACAGCCTTGCGCTGTCAATGCCCCGTAATCTACGGGTTGCCGTCAGGTCTACCCAGTAGCTTTTACCGTTGTGTTCAACCTTGCAAAATCTGTGCCGCTTACTCCCAGTAGCACCGGGCGGAGACATTAAAATAACCTCATCTTCCATTAGATCACCTACTCTTTCAGATAAGGAACACGTTTGTATTTGCACCAATAACCGCCGCGTTTTGCTCTGCTTACAGAGGATATGACCGAATTTTCATCTTTCAGCCCCCAAAACCTCTGCAAGTTCTAAAGCCGAATCCGCCACAGCTAACGGCAATTCGTATTCATCCTTTGAAACTTCCATCCAAAGGAAACGCGGCGTTCTCTCACTCATTTCACTGTGATCTTGACGGACGCGGAAACATTGGTGATCTTGCTGTATTTCTCCGCCACGTCCGGCATTGCTTTTTTCAGCCGCGCCGTATCAATGGTGGTGCGGGTAGTGGCCGGGATGTAAAGGAACTTAACTTCAGGCGTTTCAAAGGACTTCACGCCGTAGCTCTCCATGGTTTCACGCAACTTGTCGCGCATCGTCTTTTCCTGTTCTTCAATCTGCTTCTTCTGGACAGCAAGGGCGGCAATGCCAGAAATGATAACCGCCGCGTTTTTCTGCATTTCAACAAGTGACGTGTCGCTTTCAAACGCAAATTCGCAATTTTCCGAAAGTTCGCCGCACACCTCAGAACAGCTTTCCCGCCGATCACATTCCAGACAACAGCAGTTCTTACCGCAAGCCGTGGCGTTGTCCATAGCTTCTTTACAGAGTTTCATTGTTGCTTCATCCTTTCATGTTGTTCAATTCGCTTTGAATCCGTTGAACAGATTTTGAATAGTTGGTTTCAAAAACGCCCTTGTCCCAAAGGGCTTTAGCCCCGCTCTCGCCTAAGTTGTAGGCCATCAAGACTTTTTCCGGGGTTTCGTACTTCTCAAACAGTTTACGAAGAATGAACATCCCGGCTCTTACGTTGTCGTATGGGTCAAGGTAGTTTGTCACGCCGATTTCATCTGTGATATAGCCGTGATTTACCTTGTTGATCTGCATCAAACCGTAATCATCGGTATTACTCACCGCGTCCGGCTGATAGCCGCTTTCCTGCTGGATGATAGCCATAACAAAGGTGAAATCCATGTTGTAGCCTTTGGACAGGTAATAAATGAACTCTTGCACGTCCGAATCAAGGGGAACATCCAGAGGAACAAAGAGGGTATCCTCACTCTCATAACTCACGGACATATCACCATCAAAAATCTTACCGTCTGCCGCGCGGCCATAGATCAGGGTTTCGGTTTTGGGCTTGCCGGAATAGGAAACCGCGCCGATTGCAAACCCAACGATAGAGAAGATCAGGGCGATAATGACCCAAGAAGTGATAATGCGGTTAGCAATGGTGCGCCGCTTGATAGGCTTTGAACAATTCATCTGTATAATCCTTTCTCATCTTCAAAGCTTCTAAAATATCTTCTTCCACAGTTCCGGGACATATCATTTGATAGTAGAAGCAAGGTTGAGTTTGTCCAATGCGGTGAATCCGCTTTTTAGACTGTTCAAAAAGTTCGCTTCTATCGGTCAGTGAAAAATAGATAATCTTATTGGCTTTTTGCAGATTCACGCCCATAGACCCGGCTTGATACTGAATGAACGTGATTGAATTTTCGTACTGATCGTAAGCGGTCAAATCGTTCTTCTCGCCGTTGATGATGGAACAAGGCCGCTCCATCTCCCCCGTGTAGGTGGTAAGGGCTTCTAACATCGTGTTCAATTCTTCATTGAAGTTGTAGAACACGATCAAACGATCTTCCGTTGAATGTACCAAATCCACGAACGCCGCCACGCGCTCACGGTTTAAGAAACTACACATCATCCGGGCGTATATGCGTTTTGATAAAGTGGTATCTCCCACATATTCCCGCCCGTCAATGGTTATCACATCATCCCGCATGAACTTCTTGTAACATCCTGGTATTTTGGACGTTACAGAGATAAAGGACTGTTCGGGCAGGGTAAAAACATCTTCAGACTTCATAAAAACCGCCCCATGTTGGGCAAGTTTCGCTTTCAGCCTGTCCACATTTTTATAGCCCGTTACAACCTTTATCCGAAAGCCGCTCTGTGAATCTTCCATCCACTCTGTCGTTACATACTGCTTATAGAATAGGTCTTTGCTGATTCCCCATCCCAAAAGGTGCAGTTGTGACCAAAGTTTTTCATACTTTCCGGCTGTTGGCGTACCAGAAAGCAAAATCACATTGTCCGGGTGCAACCCTAAGACGAATTTAGAGCGTTTTGCGCCCTCATTCTGAATGATGGATGATTCATCAAGCATGAGCGTAAAGCCTGTTAAATTGGCTATTTCTGCCCGTCTGAACAGCAGATCATAGTTTATAACGCCGCAAACGGTAGGATCGCCAGATTTCCGGGTTTTTACTTCTTTGAAGAAGCGTTCAAAATCCTTTTTGTCAGTCAGGTTATAAATTATCCAACAGTGATCCATTGCATAATTTTCTATCATGTGTTTTTCCCAGTCCTCAACTTTGGACTTTTGGCACACGATCAGATTCACGGGGCTGTTCAGTTCCCGCATTTTTTCTGATCCGACAAAGGTTTTCCCTAAACCCATATCCAGATAGTAGGCAACGCGGCTATATTGCCGGGTTTCTTCTAAGGCGGTCTGTTGATGGGGGTAAAGTTCCACATTAGCACCCCCGCAAGGTCTTGTATTCGTCAAGCATGGCTTTCAGCTCCGGGTCTTTGCTTGCCAGCATTTCAAAGAGTGCCGTTTCCTGCAAATCCCTAACCCTGTTGTTCATCATGCACTGAAGTTCGTTCATGCGCTTTGCCCGCTCCCGGCGTTCGTTCCATGCGGTGAAATCCACCTTGCAAACGATCTCTTTCAAACCGCCCGTGGGAATTCCATCGGGAATCTTAGACGCTGTACCCTCAACCGTGGCAAGCTGGAAACCGTTCTGCGTATCAACAACCACCACGTCACCGGGCGTGTATTCCTCATAGGCAAGGAACGTGTACAGCTTGCCCGTGCAAGTCTTAGAACTCACGTTAAACTGTACTTTAACGATCATGTACTCTTTCATAGCAGATCCCCCATTATTCCGCATCAACGTCAATCCCGGTGATTTCCTTGAAAATCGCCGCATCGAAGTTCGGCAAGCTGAAAATGATGTTGCGATCATCGGCACTAAGCCCCGCCCACCATTTCCGGGCGTTATCCGCCGTGGTACGCTCTTTCAAATAACCGCCAGTGGTCTTTGCTTCCGGGTGTACCGCCTTTTCTTCATCGGTCATACTGTCGAACCAGACGTATTCAAGCGGGCAATCGTCAATCTGATTCAGCAGATAGCGGGCGCGGCAGTTAAGCCAGTGCTCAAGCGTCCAGTCGGTGGGCTTGTTGAACATATAGATTTTTGGCGATACCGTATTGAAACAGCCATTGGAAAAGGATGTTTTGTTCCAGTCGCCGCTGTTCCAGTTGCCGCTGTTCCAGTCGCCGCTGTTGCGGTTGCCGCTGTTGCGGTTGCCGCTGTTCCAGTCGCCGCTGTTGCAGTCGCCGCTGTTGCGGTCGCCGCTGTTGCAGTCGCCGCTGTTGCGGTTGCCGCTGTTGCAGTCGCCGCTGTTCCAGTCGCCGCTGTTGCGGTTGCCGCTGTTGCAACGTCCAGTGCAAGCCTTTCCCGTGTTCACGATCTCAAGGACTTCAGCCCAAGGGATTTCCCGCACGATTTCCAGCTTGTTCGTTGCACACTTATCCTCGCCCTCTGCAACCGTACCGTGGGCGATCACTTCAGCAACGTGATTGTTCGGGTCAAAATCATAGTAACGGAAACAGTCTGCGGCATTTTTGCAGAAGTGCATACCCACATTGCAGACAGACGGGTTTACGTCCTCTTCAAACGTGCCGGGGCAAGTATACTGTTTACCTTTGCACGTCCAATCGGGGTTGAACACCTTATAGCCTTTAACCATCGTTTTAGACCTCTTTCTTTTGTTTTTGATATGCTCAAGCCTTGCGGCTTCTTTCTTGTGATAACGGACTTCTAAGCGTCCGTAATACTTGCCGTTCATGCCGATACCTCAACGGCGGGAATCTGAATCCCGGTGCATTCGGTGAACTTAACAGAGGAAATGAAGTAACTCCAATGTTCCAGTTTTACGGCGTAGCCCCACGGAAAAACCCCGTCCTGTAAGCCCCGGCGAACAAACCGGGGGGATTTCTTCATAAGCTTTGCCACAAGTTCAACGGGGAGATTGACGGTTGAATTGTATTGAACAGTTGCAACCGGGTCATACTCTTCAAAGTAGTTATCCTGTACGCCCAGAGAACGGGCAATTTCTTTCCGGCGTTCCTTAGACGGCTCATTTTTGCCGGAAACGTACTGACTGATAGAAGAACGCCCGATCCCGGTCAAGTCCGAAACCTTAGCCTGTGTGAGATCAAGTTCTTCCATCAAGCCTTTCAGCTTGCTTGCAAATGACATTTTTAGATCACTCCCATTCCACGCCGATATAGTCAAGAATCCGACCCCAACCGTATTTCTCACCGTTTTCATCGGTGCATACGTTCTTCATCCAAAATTCCCACTCGCGGGGGTTGTTTTCACGAAGAACATCGAAACGGTGCGGGCGGCTCTCAATGTGGATACCAAATCCGCACATGGTACAACCTGTGCGCTGTGCCTTAGTGGTGTACAACTGCCCGTTTTCGTCCATTGCAATTTCGCCATATTCGGCGGGAACGGGTACGTTCAGATCAAGGGCAAGGCGTAAAATATCTTGTCGGCTGAAAATTGCGAACGGTGCGGAACGGGTTGTAGTCTTACCGTAGTAATTGCACCCGTTCAACTTGAGGGCTTTTTCACGTCTGCCGCCCTCGCTTGCCATAAGTCCCATGTAAGGAACGCTGTTGTGTTCTTTCGCCCAGTCGGAACAAGGCTTCTCTTTGAGGTAGTAACAGCACCTATCAGACACTTTGAACGGTGCGGCCTTATACCCCAGTGCCGCACCCTCTGGATCAGCACCACCGAACAGTTCAAGCCACTTTTGCGGCAACTTCATACGGGTACTTTTGCGAAAACCGCCATACTCGCCCGTTTCGCCTGTGATAATAGCGTGGCGAACAGTGGCGTTTTTTTGGGTGGGATTCTGCAAGAGGGCGATCTTTCCGGCCTTTTCTTTGGAAATGACAGGCCATCCGCATTCCTGCAAAACCTGTACTTTGTTCTTTAGCGGCTTCAGAAAGACGAATGCCGGGGCTTCCCCGTCACCCATCCAGTCTTTGTATTCCGCGCTCATTTCCTGCGCGATCCGCTTGTGAACTTCCTGTACGCCGCGCCCCTCAAGGGAAGAACAGGAAATACAGGTCACGGGCAATCCGATACTTTCAAGGAAGTAATGCAGGGTGATGGAATCCAGACCACCAACGGAAAGATGTACATTCTTTCCATGCTCCCGCGCCCAGCTGTAAAAGGCTTCCGCCATCTCTTGCGCGTGGGCTACTTTCCTTTTGTAATCCCACTTCTGCATAGCGTTGAACCTCTCCACGTTTGCAAGTGAATTGTTCTCACGCATAACATCTTGAACAGTTTTCAAATCACTTCATCCTTTCTTAACTTAAAGTTAAGTTATTTTGCAAAAGAAACGGCACTTGTCGGGCAGTTGTACAGCCTACAAAGTTCAATGAACTTATCAACCGTGGGTGCGGTCTTACCGCTTTCCCAATTCTGCATAGTGCCAATGTTAACATCTAGCTTTTCAGCCGCTTCTTTTTGAGTAAGCCCCGCGTTGACACGGGCGGCGGCTAAAGAAATCTTAAAATTAGTCATTCTGCATATCCCCTTTCTTTCAAAATTATGCACGGCACTTATGCAGGGGATTCACATTGTCACCCCTTACCAGTTTTGTATACTGTTGCCGGACAGATTCAATTTTCAAGGTGCTACCCACTCTGTATTTACACGGGCTTGTGACCGTCCACGGCTACATTAGGCAGGGGGATTACTCCCCCGAATGGCTTTTTCGTGCTTTCCAGTAAACCCGTTTGCTGTTCTCATTCATCATCTTTCGATACTCTTTAGAGATCAGCCCGACTTGACACAGCGCAAAGGTCATTCCACGAAAACGGAAAAATTCATGCTGTGTCTGTTCCGCGTCAAAGTCGTTCTTGTGACACATCCAAACCAGTTGTTTAAGTTCCCAAACAATGATTTCTTTCGCTCTATCGTTCATGTTATTCATCCTCTTCAAATGCGCACCCACAATCACCGCAAATCACATTGACTTCCTTTGTTGCCCGGATAATCAAACCGCACATCGGACAAACATATTTTCGGCTGGACTGTTTGGCTTTTGACAGACCGGGAATTTTCGGCAAGTGCTTTCTGTGAAGTTCAAACTTCTTATCCTGCAAGCTGTCCACGAAAGCCCTTGCGTCCTCATCCAGCGTGGTAATCGTCCATCCATATTTAGGGTCTTTGCCAACGTCCAAACCGTGCTGTTCAGCCGCTTCCTTGAACTTCTTGTTGTGATATGTACCGTTCCGGCTTGTGTCCTGTACCCCGATCTGAAGATTGTACAAATGAACCATTTCGTGAAGCAGGGTTTCCGCAACCTGTTCAAAGGGTCTTGCAAGGTGTTCAGCACAGATATTGATTTCGTAAAAGCCCTCATTCTGCATCGCGTCCAAATCCGCTTTGCTCATTTGGGAAATATCCGTGGTCTTGCTGTCCGGGTCAAGGTTGCTCCATGCTTTCCACGAAGTACACCACCCATACGCGCCCTTTGTCGTGTCCGGGCTTACCGTGATAACCGGGGTTTGAAGTTCGCCGTTGTAGAACTTCTGATTGAAACTTGAAAATAAACTTTCAAGTTTCTCAATGACAGGCTTTAGGCTCGTTGCGCTCATGCTCACTTCATCCTTTCTTAACTTTTCGTTAAGCACAAGCATATTATACACTTCACTAAAAGTTAAGTCAACCCTAAAAGTTGAATTTTTTCAAAAAAATATTGAAATTCTTCACTTTAAGTTGTATTCTATTAGATGAAAGGGGGCGGAGTGATGGACGCTAAGAAAGTTTTCCAGACAAATCTAAATTCTATCCTTGCCGATAAAGGTATGAAGCAAGTAGACCTTGCAAAGCGTTTAGGTTGTACTGAAGCGACAGTTTCAAATTGGTGTTTAGGTATAAAGCACCCAAGAATAACCATGATCGACAAAATTGCAAGTGCTTTAGGCGTTTCAACCGATGATCTATTGACGGATACCAGCGTATCTAATGAAATTTCTAGCCTTGATCTTCTGAACGCTGTTCGTTTCACCTATGGTGATCCAGCTTGTGAGATGCTGAAAAAGTTCTCAAGGCTTGATAATTCCGATCAGTGGAAAGCAATCGGCAAGATTGAAGATTTGCTTGAAAACGAAAAATATTCTGTCAAAGAATCGTGCGGATAGAGGGCAATTTGTTCTTTGTCAAATTCTAGTTACACTTGTTACATATTGTTACGCTTTACTTTTTATAAAGTGTACATGAAAATTTTATCAAGTTGTCGTTAATTATTTTAATCTGTTACGCTTGTTACAGTTATTTTTAAGCTTTTTATAATCTGCTTGCTTGTTGCGTCACTGTACGGCGATACAACAATATAAAGAATATAATATATAGTAATATAGCTAGTGTAACCGTAACGTGTAACAGCCAAATTGAAAGGACGCATTACCATGAAAAAATTGTTTACACTTGTTTCAACTGCGCTTTTGGTCTGTCTGCTGTGTGTTCCAGTTTTTGCCGAATGGGAAGTGAATGAAGATACTTCCGTTATTAAATATCAGAAGTCAAACGGCGAATACGCCGCCGCTGAATGGATGGACATTGATGGAAAGCAATATTATTTCTACACTACCGGGGAGATGGCAACGGGGTGGGTCAAGAGTGGGGATGAATGGTATTACTGTGAACCTACCGGGGAACGCCGCTATACAGACCTAAAAACGGATGTATTCACCTTTAAGATTGATAAAAAGACGGGCATTTGTTCTAACTTCACCGAAAATACCACCCCATCTGAACAAGCGGGGTGGATTCCTACCAGTGCAGGATATGAAGAACTGTTAAAAGATTCTGCTAAAGGGAATATTGTATACTATAACGGCCAGTGGTGGACAAACCCAAGTGCGGCGTGGATTATGCTTAATCCTGAAGTTGTATATGTTCACGATGTAAACCCGGATTCTAAGCCGTATGATCGGTTTGCACTCGCTGATCTTGAAATCATTGAAGAACCGAAACAGAAAGAGGAATCTTTAACAGGTCTTTGGTGGTAAAACAAAAAATCCCCTGCTAGTGCGGTAACACCAGCAGGGGAAACGACCAAAAATCAAGGATGAAGTGATTTCGGCGGTCATATTGATTATACCGCCGAACTGTGTAAAATGCAAGAACAGGCGGTGATTTCTGTGAAAAATCCGAATCGGTACGGGTCAGTTACTAGGCTTTCCGGGAACAGGCGGAAACCGTGGGTTGTCCGTGAGGGCAAATCTGGACAGCAGAAACCCATAGGCTATACGGCAACGCGGGAAGATGGTCTAATCCTGCTTGCAAAGTTCAACGCTACCCCGTGGGACATTGAAGCGGACAAGATCACACTGGATGAACTTTACAAGCTATGGCTTGATAAGCGGGCTTGTAAATTGGGCGAAGCTAACCGGGCATCCCTTAAATCAGCCTATAACCATTGCGCCAAATTGGGCGGGCTGAAATACAATCAGATCAAGTCTTACCAAATGCAGGATTGTATAGACGGGTGCGGCAAAGGCTACTCAACCCAAGGCGCAATAAAGAACCTGTGGGGGCATCTTGACCGCTTTGCAATGGAACTTGACATAATCCAAAAGCAGTGTTCCGATCTGCTCACGTCCGCACCCATCCCCGAAACCACAAAGCAGATTTTCACAGATGATGAAGTACAACGGCTTTGGGATAACCAAAACTTAGAGTGGGCGGATTCTGTGCTGTTCTTTCTGTATACGGGTTTCCGTATCTCTGAAATGATCGGGCTGAAAACGGCAAACATCGACCTCAACGCCGGAACGATGATCGGGGGCGTGAAAACAGCGGCGGGTAAAAATCGCCTTGTCCCCATTCATTCAAAAATTCAAAGTATTGTTCAACGCCGCTTTGAACAGTCTAAAGGCGGGTATCTCTTTGAGTACAACGGAAAGAAGCTGAACGAAAGCCAATACCGGGATGTTTGGAATGAACTAATGAACACGCTGAACATGGATCACACCCCGCATGAGTGCCGCCACACGTTCCGTTCTCGCCTTGATTCTGCCGGGGCGAACAAGGTTTGTATAGATCGTCTTATGGGGCATAAATCAAAGGGAACGGGTGAGCGCGTATACACCCACAAGAACATTGAAGAACTGCGCTTGAACATTGAACTAATAACAAATTAGTAACAGAAAAGGCGGGAAACGCCGTTAATACGACATTTCCCGCCCATTTTGTTTTTATTGTATCACAAACAGGTGAGATGTCAAAACAATTTCTGTGCAGTCCGCTTCTTGTACCGCGCGGCAAATTCTGCTATACTGAAATTTATCCGGGAGTGGA